AATGTCGCTCTTCGTCCTACCCTTGACCGTCCTGGATCAAAAGCAATTTTTATCTCCACTCCTCGTGGTAAAAACAACTGGTTCAGTCGATTCTTTGATCGTGGGTTCTCAGATAAATACCCTGAGTGGGCTTCTATCACAGCAGACTACACAGAAAACCATCGTATGAGCGAGTCAGACGTTCAAGAAGCTCGTACAGTTATGTCGAAAGCTGAGTTTGAACAAGAGTACATGGCTTCGTTCTCAACCTACGAAGGACAAATCTTCCAGTTTGATGAAGAAAGATTTGTTGAAGAATATGTTAAAGATGATGGCGACGAAGTCATAGCTGGGTTAGACCCTGGATATAAAGACCCAACTGCTTTTGCAGTTATAGTTTATAAAGCCGCCCTTGACTCATACCATATCGTAGACGAGTATCAAGAAGCTCAGGCTACTACTGAAGGTCACGTTGAAAAAATCAGAGAGTTGATAGATAAGTGGGGAATTGAAACTATCTTTATTGACTCAGCAGCAGCTCAGTTTGCAGCAGATCTTGCCTATACTCATGATATAGCTACTATTAAGGCTAAGAAGTCCGTTCTTGATGGATTAGCAATGGTTGCCTCACTTGTTGAACAAGGTCGAATAAAAGTATCTCCTCATTGCGAAAACATTCTTATAATGTTCAATGAGTACAGATGGGACCATAAAACAAATCTAGTAAAAGAACGTCCTGAGCACGGTATGGCATCTCACTGCGCTGATGCAGTTCGTTATGCTATTTATACATTCACAACAGGTGGTTAAATGCCAAAGTATGCACTTTTAGAAAATTCAATCGTACAAAGAGTAGAAGAACACCCACAACCCCCTGGACCTGAGTGGCAGGAACTCTCACTAAATGAGTTTTCGCAGTATCCAGACGTAGGCTGGGCGTATAGCCCAGAATATGGAGTATTTGTTACCCCCTCGCCTTTTCCTAGTTGGAGTTTTAATCCAAGTACACTAAATTGGGATGCACCGATCACGTATCCTAAATTAGTGTGGCCTATTATACCAGTTTGGAATGAAAGTACCCAGCAATGGGATCAGATTAACGTAGAACAAGAATAACATGAAATTTCGCTTCCATATACTAGGACTTCCACATACCGTTACTAACAAGGACTATGTGGCTTGTGCCTATACTCAAAAAGTTTTAAAGTTTGCTAAGATGATGCGCGCCCGCGGTCATTATGTTGTACACTACGGGCATGAAGACTCACAGCTAGATTGTGATGAACATGTAACAGTAGTAACCAATGAAGATTTAGACAAGTCCTATGGTACGCATGACTGGCGCAAGAACTTTTTTAAGTTCGATATGAACGACCATGTATATCAGACTTTCTTTAAGAACGCCATATTAGAAATTGCTAAACGCAAGCAGCCATTAGATTTCTTACTGCCTTTTTGGGGACCAGGGGTACGACCAGTATGTGATGCACATAATGATCTAATTGTAGTAGAGCCAGGTATTGGTTATGCTGGAGGACATTGGACTCGCTGGAAAATTTTTGAGTCATATGCTATATATCATGCATACGCAGGACTTAACTCAGTAGCTACTTGTAAACAAGACTGGTATGAATCAGTAATTCCAAACTACTTTGATCCAGACGACTTTGAGTTTCGTGAAAAGAAAGATGATTACTTCTTATTCTTAGGTCGCGTATATGAGGGCAAAGGTGTTCATATTGCAGTACAAGCTACACAAGCAATTGGAGCTAAACTAATTATAGCAGGACAAAATCCTGAAAATTTAACCTTCCCAGAACACGTAGAGTTTGTTGGTTATGCAGACCAAGCTAAGCGTAAAGAGCTAATGGCTGGAGCCAAAGGAGCATTTGTACCATCAATGTATATTGAACCGTTTGGTGGTGTACAGATGGAATTACTGTTCTCAGGAACTCCCACAATCACAACAGATTGGGGCTCTTTTGCAGAAAATAATATACATGGTGTTACCGGATATCGTTGCCGAACGTTCGATCACTTTGTATGGGCGGCTGAAAATATTGATAGAATTGATCCTCGAAACTGTCGTCAATGGGCAGAAAACTTTTCCTTAGATAAAGTTGCCCCAATGTACGAGGAATTTTTTGAAGAAATTATGAATGTCTATACTAACAAAGGTTGGTATGAGCGTAAATACGATCGACAAGACCTAGGCTGGCTAAAACGTGATATGCCAAAATATCCAGAGCGCCTTAACTTTAACCATATGCAAGCAGAAGAAAAACCTTTTGCAGATCGCCTAGCTACCTGGATTAAAAAGGAATTGAATCCTTCTAGCTTATTAGATATTGGATGCGGACCAGGACACTTTGTAAATTCATTTCGTTCTGAAGGTATAGACGCCCATGGCTTAGATATCGATGATCGTGTACATGGTAAAGCTTACCTTGAATACAAGAGCCTTTTCGATATTGAAAAAGAAGAAGCCGATGTAGTTGTATGTATGGAAGTAGCTGAACATATTGAAAAAGAACGTTCAGAAGAAGTAGTAGCTAAAGTAGCACAAACAGTTAAATATACCTTGATATGGACTGCAGCTGCAGTAGGTCAAGGTGGTATTGGTCATATTAATTGTCGTGACAAGCAAGAGTGGGCAGACTTACTTACAGAAGCAGGACTAGTACGAAATCATGAAAGAGAAGATCAACTTATACAAGATATGCGCAAAGGCATACACATGGGATGGTTTACTCAGAACTTACTTTATTTTGAAAGAGTAAAAGATGAAGTATGATTACGTAGACATAGGCAGCTGTGATTTCGACACTGCCTATGATGTGGCCAAATTAGACGACAGAGTACTATTAGTAGAACCAATAAAATACTATCTAGACAGAATACCTGATCGAGAAAATCAAGTAAAAGCTAATGTAGCCATTAGCTCAACTACTGGACAAATACCGGTATATTATGTACCCGACGTATCCATACATCTTTTTGATCTACCTAGCTGGACAAGAGGGTGTAATTCAGTAGGCCAAAGGCATCCAACAGTAGATCGATTACTAGAAGCCAGAGGTCTTAACCTAAATATAGTTAATAAGAATATAGTAGAAGTTATTAGCTTTAAAGAGCTATGTGACAGATATGATATTACTGAAATAGGTAAATTAAAGATTGATACCGAGGGTCATGAACAATATATACTACCGTCTGTATTAGAAATGATATGGGAAGGTATGAGAATTGAAGAAATAAAGTTTGAAAATCAAGAAGCACTTGGTAACAAACCTTTTTTAGATGAACTAACTATAGAGTTCGTAAAATTAGCTAAATATATAGTAGCAGAAGTAACCGATATGGATACTACACTACGTTTACATGATGTTAAAAACAAATAATCAATTTGATCCAGAAGGTTACTGGGGTAATCCAATAACTAAAGTCATATTTATACCAACAGCTGAAGATGTTGAATTATTTGACCAAAACGGATATGACTTAACTCCTTTAGAAAGACAGTTTGCTTATGTAAACTATCAAATTCCTAAAAAGCAACGCGATTTTAGATATGCACTTAGAAAAGACTGGTTTACTCAATTTAATAAAATAGAGGGTGCAGTACTAAATCATAGCAGTCTATTTGAGCGTAAAGCTTATAATGCGGAAGCCTTAAAGCAGTTACATATGTGGGCAAAAAATTTACCCTTACTACATAAGATCATATCTATAAGACCCAAATGGGGGCTAGATTTTTCTATGGACTATGTTGACCGAGAAGGTAATGCTTTTGAGGTACTACACTGGGAGTGGGACAGTTTTAATTACGAAGAAGTACAGTTAGTAAAAGATAAAATAGAACCAATACTAGCTAATATAGACTGGTACGATGCCGCTAGACAGATACTAGCCAAAAAAGATCAATGGCATCACTTAGATTTTTTTGATCAAAGTGATTGGAAGTGCCAGTACTTTGGTATACCAAAGGAACAATTTAAAATGGTGATATGGAAATGAAAAAAGTACTAATAACAGGTAGTTCTGGATATATTGGATCTCATCTAACTAAACTACTACACGAGCAAGGCTACGCAGTATATGGCATAGACATTAGTCCGCCAAAGTATATAGGTACTACAGGATTAGTACCAGTATCTATTGAACTAGATATTAGAAATAAGCTATCTGCTTACTATGACCATGTTGATTGTATAGTACATCTTGCAGCTTTAGTACAAGTAGGAGAATCTAGTATTCACCCTTCTATATACTATTCCACCAATATAGTAGGTACTATGAAGGCCATGGGTATATCTCATGATAATTTTATACTTGCAAGCACCGGCTGCGCACCACAATGTGCAAGCCCTTATGCTATTAGCAAACTAGCTGCAGAGCAGATAGTACAAGAGCTCGAGAAAACATATTATACTATTTTTAGGTTTTATAATGTAATTGGTACATCGGGATTTGCACCAACAAATCCAGATGGTCTAATGTCGCAGTTAATTAATGCTAAAGAAACTGGCCAATTTACTATATACGGCACTGACTATAACACTAGAGATGGTACCGCTATACGAGACTATGTGCACGTAGATGAGATATGTAATGCTATACTAAAAGCTATTGAAGAACCTGCTAATAAAGTGGAAAACTTAGGGCATGGTACAGGATATACAGTTAGAGAGATAGTCGAACAGTTTAAGCAGTCTAACAATTGTAGTTTTGAAGTATTATCCGGCCCACGTAGAGCCGGTGACTTAGAGAGCTCAATATTGGACAACCCGTCAATATACATGAAAAAACTGTACGAGCTAAATCAACTCCTAGCTGTATAGGAATAAAAATTTATATATTGACTTATACTTCCTATCATGCTATAATAGGAGCAATAAAAAGGTACATAATAAATTTATGGCAAAAAATACTGGTAACAAACGCATTCCGGTCAAACACGTTAGAGATAAAGCTAAAGCAGCCTATCAAAAAGAAGATCACTGCTATGTCTGTGGTACTGATCAAGATTTAGAACTGCACCACTTTCACTCTATTACAATCTTGCTTGAAAATTGGGCTAGAGTAAAGCAGTACGATATTTCTACTGACGATGGAATATTGGGAGTAAGGGACGAGTTTATTGCAGAGCACCGAACAGAACTATATGAACTGGTACGGACTTTATGTAATAAGCATCATGTTAACTTACACAAGATATTTGGAAAAGCCCCTGCACCTACCTCTGTAGAGCGACAAGCTCGCTGGGTAGATATACAGCGGGATAAGCATCAAGGTAAAGAAGTCACTACTAAAAGTACTACAGGTTCGTTTTTTGGCGCCTTTACCTAAGGTAAAAAATTATGGCATGGTACAATAATATAGGGGAATGGGTTAGAGAAAAACTAAACCCCGCACAAGAGATAATTCGCAGAGAACAGGGCGTAAACATCGGCTCAGCAGCTGCTTTCAGCTATAGAGTTGCCTTTCAAAAATTAGAATCAGTTAATAGAGGTACTAACATGTTGGTTAGTGCTTGCGCTAGTTTAGATTACGATGTAAAGAATAAGCTAAGCTCTGACGTAATGTCAGGCATAAGACAAAAAACATTACTAAATTTATTAAATTATAACCCTAATCCTTTTCAGTCAGCACAAGAATTTAGAACAAGTATATTTTCAGATTTAATTCTTGATGGTAATATATTTATATACTATGATGGGGCACACCTCTATCACTTACCAGCCACTAATGTGCAGATACAGCCTGACGAAAAAACATTTATAAAAAGCTACACTTATAATAACAGTATAGTTTTTAAACCAACAGAAATTATACATATAAAAGACTTAAACAGCGAGTCTATATATCGTGGAGCTAGTAGACTTGAGTCTGCTTCACGATCTATGCAGATTATGTATAAGATGCAAAATTTCCAAGACTCCTTTTTTGAAAATGGGGCTATACCTGGAATAGTGCTAACAAGTGATAACACACTTAGTGCACAAGCAAAAGAGAAAACTATTCAAAACTGGATTGCAAAATATAATCCAAAAAATGGGGCTAGACGTCCTATGATTCTGGATAGTGGACTAAAACCTTCTAATCTATTAAATACTAGTTTCCAGGAAATGGACTTTGATAACTCTATCAAGTCCCATGACTCAAAGATCTTAAAAGCAATTGGAGTCCCTCCTATTCTTTTAGACGGTGGAAATAACGCAAATATATCGCCCAACTTAAGATTATTTTACTTAGAAACAGTTATGCCTGCAATACGTAGGTACACTTCTGCCCTAGAAAGATACTTCGGCTACGATATAGATGCAATAACGTCTAATGTTAGCAGTTTACAGCCAGAATTAAAAGACATAGCAACCTATCACTCTACATTAGTTAATGCAGGAATACTGACACCTAATGAGGCCCGTGAAGAATTACGCTACGCAAAGATTGCAAAAGGTATGGACGAAATTAGAATTCCAGCTAATATAGCGGGTTCTGCGGTCGATCCTTCGCAAGGTGGAGCCCCCACTAAAGACAGTGTGGGCGAATAATAAGGAGTCATATGGATAAAAATAAAGTATTATATGTAAATAGTACTTTTACTAAAGCTGCTCCTGCAAGCAATGAACCAGGGGATTCTATTTATATCGAAGGGTATGCAAGTACTGTAGACGTAGATAGACAAGGGGATATAGTTCCTGCCAGCGTTTGGGAAGCAGGACTTAAAAATTACCTCAGAAATCCTATCATATTAGCACAACACGATCATGACGATCCTGTTGGTCGTATGGTACAACATAGGATTGACAGTAGTGGTTTATGGATTAAAGCTAGAATTTCAGCGGCAGCTGAAATTTATAATTTAGTAAAAGATGGGGTTTTAACCGCATTTAGCGTTGGATTCAGAGTACTTGATGCTGAATATAATGCTGCAACCGAGTTATTTGTTATCAAGAAACTAGAACTAGTGGAAATTTCCGTAGTTTCAGTACCTGCTAATCAAAATACTCTATTTAGTTTGTCTAAGGCATTTAACGATGCTGATGAGTATAATCAATTTAAATCGCAGTTTGCACCCAAAAGCGAATCAGCTAAAGGGCTAGAATCCTCAACGGAAGCAAACGGCATATCACAAAAGGAATGGAAAATGAATCCAGAAGAAATCAAACAAATGGTTGCAGACGCAGCAAGAGCCGCAGTTGAACAAACAACTAAAGCAATGCAAGATGCAGCATCCGCTCAAGCCGAAACTGAGCGTACAAAAGCAGCTGAAGAGGCTTCCCTAGAAGCACGTATTAACGCTCGCGTTAAAGCAGCTGTAGAAGCCGCTACTCCAGCAGCAGCAGTTCAATCTGGCGAAACAGGTGCAGAGCGCCTATTAGCTGAAGTTGAAAAACGCTTCGAAGAGCAGTCACAAACAACTAAGCAAGTTTTAGATAGCCTACAATCAGCTCTAGCTGAAAAGTCTGCTGAAATTGCGGCTATCCAAAAGTCAAAAATGGCTTTCTCTGACAAGTCAGCTACTGACGGTGTTACTTACCAAGAAAAAGAGCAAGCAGTTATGCTAGCCACTATCATGGGCAAGTCTATTGACCAAACTAAGTTTGGCCGTACACTACTAGAAAAATCTAGCACAGCTCACGTTCCAGGTGCTACACCTTGGGAATTAGAAGTACAGTTAACAATGGAAGAAGCACTACGTCGTAGACTAGTTGTTGCTCCTTTGTTCCGTCAAATTCCAATGAAGACCAATGTATTAAGTATTCCAGTAAATCCTGAAGTAGGATCTGCAAGCTGGGTTACAACATTCAGCGGTGGAACAGCCCTAGAAACAGGTTCTGGCGGTTCAGCAGTAGCACACAAGCTAGCTGAAGTTACTCTAAATGCTTATAAAGTAGCAACTAAAGAGTATGTTGGATATGAAGAAGAAGAAGATTCTTTACTAATTCTTCTACCTATGATTCGTGATGCTATGGTTCGTCGTTGCGCTAAAGCAATTGATGGTGCATTACTAACAGGTGACGGTTCCACAGTACCTATCAGTGGTTTAGCTTCTCGTGCTGGTACTTCTGGTACTAACGCAGCTCTACTACAAACAGTAGCTAACGGTGCTGTAAGCATTGCTAAACTACGTGGTCTACGTGCACAACTAGGTAACTACGGTATTGATCCAGCTGACGTAGCCTACATCGTTAATAACGATACATACTACGATCTATTAGAAGATACTAACTTCATGACTATGGAAAAAGTTGGTCCTCTAGCGACCATCATCACTGGTCAAATTGGTATGATTGGTGGTTCTCCAGTTATCTGTACAGGTGAACTAGCAGCTAAAGCAACTGGTGCGATCACTGGCCTAACAAATATTGCTGCCCTTGCAGTTTATATTCCTAACTTCTTAGTTGGATCACAACGCGGTCTACGCATTGATACACAAGAGTTAGCAGCTGAACAAGCTCGTGTAATGGTTGCTTCTATGCGTGTTGGCATGACACAAATTACAGCTAGCCAGGGTGTTAAAGCCCTTCGTTGGACAGCTTAATTAGTTAAGTAAGTAAGACAGGACTTCGGTCCTGTCTTTTACATGTCCTGCTAGTCAGGATATGTAAAAGACAAAAGGAAACAGTATGGCCAATCTAGTAACCAAAGCAGAATATAAAACTTATGCAGGTATATCTAGTACTACCCAAGATACTTTAATTGACTTCTTAATTCCAAAAATATCTGATGCTGTAAGAATATTTTGTAGAAACCCTCTAGTGGATTCTCAAGAAAGCGTTACAGAAGTATTTGATGGAGGCAACGCAGTATTAGTGCCCTCTAGTGGGCCAGTAGCAGCAATTTCTGCTGTGCAATACTCAACTGACTATGGCAAAACGTTTACAGACATGGTTCAATACATAGACTGGATCTATGTACAAAAAGAACAAGTAGTTAAATGTGTATATAATTCAGTATTCCAGCTTAGACCAGCAGGATATAGAGTAACATATACAGCCGGAAACGACGGATGCCCAGAAGGATTAAAGCTAGGAGTATTAGAGTTTATTAAATATTATATGCAAAATGAAGGAACAGTACACTCTAGTTCAGCCCCGGGCGGTTCAGGTGGACAAATAGAGTATATATTAAACAGTAAACTACCAGCGTCAATCCAGCGTATTTTTGATCAATACGCACTAACGGTAAATTAATATGTCAGTAGCGGAATTCAGTCAAACTCTCAGAGATAGAATATTTAGTAAATTTAATCAGATCAAAACAAGAAATTTAAGAGATGATTATACTAAGCTAGTAGACTCTGAAAAGTTTCGTAAGAAGTATGAAGCTGCCAAGTTAGGCGCTTCTTCCGTAGTTACTGAAAGCTCTTTAAATAAACTAATACTTAGTTTAAGTAAAGATATAAAAAACGATACCTTAAAGTCAGCCACTGAAAGATTTCTAAAGACCATTGACTTAGAACACTTTGTTAGTTATATAAATACCACTGACTACTATAAAAATCTAGTAGCTAATAGTAAAACTGACTTTACTTTAAAAGACGTTCCACAAGCAACTTTACGATCACTGTTTCTTCAATATATAGACATTCAACTAAGTAATTTTGGATTACCTCATGCTATAGAAGTTGCAGTATTTGAGCATATAACCGAGAATACTCAATCAGGCCACTTAGCTGGAGTTTTTTCGTTGCGTTTAAAAGAAGCACTATTCTTAGACGTTACAAGTACAGGTACAGGGTACAGAGATTTTAAATTAGATCTTGGTGAAGGCGTAGATAAGACCTCCATCGATACCTTAGAAAGAATAATGAAAGTAGTCCTAGATGCAGACTATTTAACAAGTAACATTGTAGATAAAGAGTATATATTTGCAAAAGCAACAAAAACAGTACTAGGAAATAATCCTAGCTTACAGGTTGAGCTTCAGTATAAAAAAGATAATGAAGATGCAGGTAAATTACTAAAACAAACAGGTAAATATCTAAACGAATTAATCAATACAGTTTCATCAAAAACTGGAAGATCAGATCAAGATGCTACTGATAGTTTTAGAAAATTAGTAATTAGCTTAAAGCCTTTAACTGAAATAGTTATAGCTAAGGCCGCAGAATTACAGAGTATGCCAAGTAGTAAAGAACTTGGAGATTTAATTTCTGGAGATGCTAGAGCTTTAAATCAACTAGCTACTGCTTTAATAAATACCAAAGGCTCGCCTTCTCTGAAGGCTTCAATTGGTAAAAATATAGCAAATATAGTTAAAACTGGTAAAACTTTAGACGCAGTTACTACACGAGTAACTCAACAAGTATCTAAAACTACTAAAGTTAAAGAAATACAAGATGTTAATAAAGTACTTAAGCAAGTAGGTAAAGCCCTTAAACAAGTACAACAAGAAGTTAAAAAACAAAATAAAGTATCTGGAAAAAAGCAATCAACTAGTATTGCTATATCAGATAGACTAGAACGCATGCCTTCTTTGGCATCCTTGCAAGCATATATTAATGAAAACCTACAGAGTGTAATTTCAGCCAATATGGGCGGAGGTACTGAACGCAATGTTTTAAACTATCGTAGTGGAAGATTTGCTGAAAGTGTAACAGTTCCTAAACTGTCAAAAAGTAGGCAGGGTATGATAACTGCTTTTTATACCTACATGAAAAACCCTTATCAAACTTTTGAACCAGGATTTAAACAAGGTAGCCCGGCATCAAGAAGCCCTAAGTTGCTTATCTCTAAGTCAATTAGAGAAATTGTAGCAAATAAGGTAGGTAACCAATTAAGGGCACAAGCACTATGACTCGTAGAACCTCTATTGTAAAAGCGATTGCTGAAAAAATGCAAACGCAATTAAACGGTATTACTTATCCATCAAATGTATATGGTAATGCCTATCCCACGTTAAAGTTTTGGGATGAAGTAAATGATTTCCCTTGTGTATATATGAGTCCGGGTACTGAAATTCGTCAATACGAACTTTCAGCATTTGCCTGGGGCTTAATGAATGTAAGCATAAAGGTTTATACCCGTGGAGAAGATGCTCAACTACAACTTGAACAGTTGCTAGAAGATATTGAAAAACTACTAGAAAGTAATAAAAATCTAGTATATGACGCCACAAAAGATCTGATAACTACTGAAATCTTAGTAGTATCTATAACAACGGACGAGGGACTGTTAAAACCTTATGCTGTTGGAGAAATTAACATACAAGTACGTTATCAAGTTATGTATGTATAAGTAGCTACAGAGCTATTAACAAATCGTATCCTAACGCACCAATCACAGATAAATATCTAGTAATGTGTCCGCAGGATGCACAAAATTAAAGGAATTAGATAATGGCAGCAACATTTAATCTAGTAAGAAATAGTAGAGTATTTTACACTACTAACGTAAATGCAAGTACCGGCATAGTAGCCGCTTCTGGCTTTACTACTGGGAATACACAAGAACTACAAGTTCTAGATGGATTTACGTTTGGTCAAACCTCAAACGCAGATACAATCACAATCTCTGAAGCAGGTGCTACACCTACTCGCGGTCAGCGTTCTTTCAACACAAGTCTAGGACAAGCAGACTTTTCTTTCTCCACATACATTAGACCTGAAAAGGCAACAAATGTTAAGTGTGAAGAATCCGTACTATGGAACTCTTTATTAGGTTCTGTAGCTATTGGTGCCGCAAATCAAATTGCGGTTGACTATACAGCGGCACTAACTACTCCTACAGTAGCAGCTTATTCCGCTGGCGTCCTAACAATTACCGGCGCCACAGGTGACTTAGTAGTTGGTGAAGTAGTAATGATGACTGGTCACGTAACTCCAGACCACAATACAGCTATCAAGATTACTGCAGTAACTGCAGGTACTAGCTGGTCAGGCGAGTTTGTATCAAACCCTGCTACACCAAGTACATTGGCCTCAGATTATGATAATGTAATCTTACGTAGAACAGCATGGAACGAGCAAGGTACTGCCTATGCTGAAGTTACAACTGCTCTAAGCAACAAGAATCAACTGGTTAAGTTCGGTATGATTATGGTAGTTGATTCAATTACTTACGTTATTGATAACTGCTGTTTAAATCAAGCAGATATTCAGTTCGGTCTAGATGGCATTGCTATGATAGCTTGGACAGGAATGGGAACAGCCCTACGTCAGATCAGTACTACAGCAGCATTTGCTACTAGCTCACCATATGCAATCACAGGCGGTTTAACTGGTAACTACACCTATAAGAATACTACTGCTGATTTTATTACTAATAAACTAAGCACTGTTACCTTAAAAACAGGTATCAAAGGTACCGGAACTGCATACAACTTAGCCCTAACAGGTGGACAAGTAACAATTAACAACAACGTTACATATGTAACTCCAGCTAATCTTGGTGTTGTTAATCAACCAGTAGGCTACTACACAGGTACTCGCGCTATTTCAGGTAATATAACTGCGTACTTACGTACAGGTACTACAAATACAGCAGGATTACTAAATACGCTACTTGCAGCATCTTCTACATCAGCAGGTATTGAACCTCAATATCAGCTAATTCTATATGTAGGCGGAGCTTCTGCTAGTACCCGTGTTGAAATTGAAATGCCAATGGCATTTGTACAGATTCCGACAATTGACGCTCAAGCCGTTCTGTCGACTACAATTAACTTTACTGCTGAAGGTCATATTAATGACGCAAGCGGTATTGATATCGAAAGTACTAATGAACTAGAAGTTCGTTACTATCATCCTTAAGTGGATTTTTATAGGTGCCGGCCTGATCACCGGCACCTCTTTTTAGTGTTATTATAATAGGATAAAAAACCAATGTCAACAGCAGCACCTGCTCTATCATTAAAGTCATTACTAGTACCCAGCAAAACAGTCGAAGTAGACTACCCGGGACTAAATGGATTCAAAGTCAATGTAGTATTCTTGTCAAGGGAAAAACTTGTTGAAATTCGAAAGAAAGCAACAAAAACAGCTTGGAAGAATCGTCAAGCGACTGATGAACTAGACGATAAGTTATTTTTACAACTTTACGTAAATTCTTGTATCAAAGGCTGGAAAGGCCTAAAGCTAAGTTATCTTGAGCAATTAGCTCCAGTAGACTTATCAGGACAAGATCTAGAAAGCGAACTGCAGTACGATCAAGACAACGCCCTATTCTTAATGCAAAGTTCTGCAAATTTTGACGCCTTTATTTCGGAAACTGTTAGCGAGCTAGCAAATTTCACGAAGACCAGTACATCGAATTAAATAAGTTACTAAAGTCTTACTTTGAAAATAGTAACCTTAAAATGACAAAAGAAGCATATTTTGAAATGTGCGAAGCAATGGGTAGTGAGCCTATTGAGTCTGAGATTCCAGTGGATTTCTCAGACTTACCAGACGAAATACAGTATGCATTTGGAGTTTACGGTAAATTACGGGATGAGTGGGACGGTTTCAACGGAGTATATCTTGGAAAAAATTTCACAGGTATACTTGATATATTTGATATGTTAGATGTGCCGGTCGAAAGTAAGCGTGGATTATTTGAGTTAATATCAATAATAGATATTCACAGGTCTAATGCAATAGCACAGGCCAAAGAAGCTAAAAAGTCAGAGCCTTCAAAATGAGAAACCCCTATATCGAAAGATATAGGGGTTTTTTTATGAGTTGAAAAAATTTGCTTATTGACTTCCAAGTGCTCGCGTGCTATAATGTGGAGGATGAAATAATATTACATTGTTTTAAGAGATGTTAATTGGAGGCCGCATGGCAGTAGAACAATCAACGGTTGAAGTAAACGTACTCACCAAGGGCTTAACTGAAGCCACGGCGAGTGCACAAAAATTACACGATATAATGAAGGCAACTTCGAACTTAGCTGCGAATATACGTATTCCTACAGCAGTTCAAGCCGCCCAACAACAGGTAGCCGCTACTAACCCTAGAAGAGCTCCAGTTATGGCTGCTGCAGATCCCGAAGGCGGAGGAGGCAACACATACGGTACTGCAAGAGGTACTGTAGGCACAGGTGCGGCCGGAAGAGACTTTGCTAAACAAGCACAAGGTCTTGGTGGATTAGTACACGTTTATGCAACATTTGCAGCTAACTTATTTGCTGTAACTGCGGCATTTTCTGCACTTTCAAAAGCAGCAGATACTACCAACATCATTAAAGGCTTAGACCAACTAGGCGCTCAAAGCGGTAGGTCTCTTGGCGGTGTTGCCAAGGCTATGGTTGAAGTAACTGGTGGTGCCTTAAGCTTAAGAGAAGCAATGACTTCTACAGCGCTTGCAAGTTCTGCAGGCATGACTAATGCTGCCATGATAAGAATGACTGAAGTAGCTAAAAAGGCTAGTTTGGCTCTTGGTAGAGATATGGGCGATTCTATGGATCGTCTTACAAAAGGTATTGCTAAAGTTCAGCCTGAACTATTAGACGAACTTGGTATTATGGCCAGGGTTATTCCTGCCCAAGAAAAATATGCTAGAGAATTAGGAAAATCTGTTAGCGCTTTAACTGACTTTGAGAAAAAGCAAGCATTTGCTAATGCTGTTCTAGAAGAAGGTGAAAGAAAATTTAGTTCAATTAATATTGATACTAACCCATATACGCAATTATCAGCAAGTTTAGCTAACGTAGCGCAGACTGGTTTAGAACTAGTAAATACTGTACTAGGTCCACTAGCTTCAAGCTTAGCTAAAAGTCCAACAGCACTAGGATTAGCACTTACAGGTATTGCAGGTATATTATTAAAACAAGCCATACCTGCTTTAGGGCAATATAGAAAAGGCCTGGAAGAAATAAGAGCAATGTCCTTATCTAAAGTTGCCAAGCTTTCAGAAGTAGTTGGCGAGAGTGGTACCTATGATGCTATAGTTGGACAAAGAGCTAAAGAGAAATTCTTACAAGAATCTAATTATGCAGAGCAAACTTATTCAGTAAAAAGAAAACTAGCAAAACAAGCAGCACAGATAGAAGAAGATGCAGCTGAAGCTTCTATTAAAAGAGGGCAAGGCTTATTAGGACATGAAACAGCAACTAACAGAATTAGAGATAGACTATATGCAGATGCCGCAGTAGCTGGAGCAAAGTATAATGTAAGTCAGGTGCAGGGCGCTTACGGTATGCGTGCAGCTTTTTCAGAACTACGTATTGAGATAAATAAGTTAAGAGAAGGTACGTCAAAAATAGAAGTCGGCGGAAAGTTAGTTGGAGATATTCCAAAAATTGGAGCCTGTAGAGCAGCATTAATAGGGCTAACAGGAACAGTAGCTATTTTAGGTACTGCAATAGGTACTTTAATAAATGCATTTGCCCCATGGATTTTAGCTATTACTGCGGTTGCATCTGGTATAGCGTTTTTAATTGATAATTTTAGAACAACTAAAAAAGAAATTGAAGCGCTTGATAGAGCGTTTGAAGGTGTACAAGGAGCCGTTAAAACAGCAGGAGATGCCCTAGACGTTATCAATAACAAACCATTTTTAGAACAAATTAGTAATGCATCTATACAAGCAAAAGCAGCTGCATTAAATGAACTTAGTTCAAGCTTAGGTCAACTAAGTAATAAGGCTGGTTTGGCCCTAACTAAGTTAGGTAAAGGAGGTCTTTCTGACGAGTTTAATGATGCAAGATTGGTGGATGGCACTGCTAAATTTATATCTAGTATATTTAGTGGAGCAAAAGTAAGTGCTGCAGATAGAAGTAATTTAGCTAAGCAGATGACAGAAGGTGCTGAAGAGTCAATATTAGCAGCTTCAAAATTAGTTGCAGGCGGTAATGCGGAAAAGGTTTTTAAGGATCAGCTAAAGAATGTGTTAGGCATAACATATAAAGATACTGAAGATTTAGAAATACAACTAAGCAAAATGCCCGATACCCTTTTTACAAAATTACCTAAACTAAATAAAGCATTAGAAGCCACCAACAGAGCATTAAATCAGAATGCATCTGCGGCTAAAGAACTAGACGACGCTTGGACTGCTGCTACAAAAAGTTACGACAATATTATGACTAGCTTAGCCATAACAGATCCACTAGGTAAACTAGGAGATGAAACTGTTAAGGTAGGCATAGCTATGACTAAAGCTTTTGAAGATCCTAATAATAGACTAGCAGAACTAAGCAAGACTGCTACAGAGTTTTCACGTTTAAGACTATTAAGCCCTGAAACCCAACGTGAAATGTTAGTCTATTCAAAGGGTCTAGAAGAGTCTGCCAAAAAAGTGGAAAAGCTTAAAGAAAGATTAAAAGCTTATACAGCTATAGAGGATAAAGCAAAAACTGAAGGTCCGAAAACAAATATGTTCGGAGTAGCTTCACAAGCATCTGTTAAGAAAAATCAAGATATTATAGATTTAGCGCAAACAAATGCCAAAAATATTCGACAGCAAATTGATGCAGAAGCTATAAAAAATGATAATCAAAAACTTTACCTTAAAGCTCAAGATGAAATGTTTAGTAGCGGAGCTAAGAAAGTAGAAGTTTCAATAGCTCAAGCTTTTGCAAAAGCAGCTGTAACCTTATCACAAACTTTAGTAGCAAATACCGGTAATACTAAAGAAGGTCTACAAAGACAGGCAGAGTTACAGAAACAGTCTATTGACGTAGAATCAGCAAGTCTTAATGCAATGATAGCTTTAGCTACAGCTACTAATGATTTAGCTAAAATTCAAGAAGAATTTAATATTGCACTAAAGACCAGAGAACTTAAGTCAGATCTTGAGTCTAAAAAGATCAGTCAAGGTGAGTATGACATTCAAAGAAGAGAAGTAGATAAGAGAGCTGTTGCACTATCAAGATCACGAGAAGTAAAAAGTTTTAAAGATACTACTACAGACCTACAAGATAAGGATCCAACGGTTAGATTAGCGGCACAACAAAACTATCCTTTAGTAGCAGCAAAAGCCAGTGCAGATGCTCAAAGAGCATTAAATGACGCCAAGAAAAAAGGCTTTGATATTGATGCAAAATCTAAAGAGATCTTACTAAACACTGATGCACAAAAGACAAAGTTAGATTTAGAAAATAAACGTCTAAGCTTAAGTCAGGCTCAACTAGGTGTAATTAGTCAAAATGCAGCTTATGAAAGTAGTCAACTACTTGTGGCTAAACAGGCCGTTGAAGAACAAACTACTCTTAATAATCAGCGAAAAGAAGAGCTAAGTATTCAAGGACAAATAAAAGTTGAAGAAGAACGTCTCAAGCTTGCCAAAGACCCAAAAGATAGAAAAGCACTAATAGCTAGTATTGCAAAATTTCAATTAGATCTTTCGCAAAAACAAGATATGTTTGATAAAGACAAGCAGGTTAGAGAAACTAAATACGTTCAAGAAAGAAAAGCTAATCAAATAGCAGAATTTAACTATTTAAAAGAGTTTCAGGTATTAAACAATACAATTAATACTGAAAGTTTATCAGCAATTCAATCTACTAGTAGTTTATATTTAGATTTTGTACAGCAACAAAAAGCTAGTATAGAATTAAGTAATTTAAAACTTAATTTTGACAAGCAAGCCAATGCTGAGATGCAAAATCAGATTATATTACAGGATCAACTAAATAAACTTAAAGCAGATCCTAAAGCAGATCCGAGAGTATTACTAGCTGCACAACAAGCTCTAGGACAATCTACTGCTCGTTATGCTCAAATGGAAATCAAATATGAGTCTGATGTAAGAAATGCTAATATTAGAAATCAGAAACTAAGATTAGATGGTTTAGAGACTATACGTAAAAAGCAAGCTGACCTAGCTTTTGCTGAAATAGATACAGCTAATAAAATTGCTATTATTAAGCTCGACGCTGAAGACAAACTAATTCAGGCAAAACTAAGCTTAGGCAGAATATCAGAAACTACTGCAGCTAAATTAACTGCTCAAAATGCTCAAACAAGGTTTCAAAAAGAAATGGAAACCCAGCTTGCAGCAGAAAAGAAACTTCAAGATGAAGAAGCTGTAGCTAAACAAAATAGACAAACTGAGCTTAATAATGGCTTAAATGCTATTAATGCAGATTATGAAAATAAACGTGTAGAATTAGCACGTCAAGCCCAACAGAAAATTGATGCGCTAAAAAGTAAACCAATAGCTGTAGCAGGACAAAATATTCCTGGAGCAATAACCAGAGATGTATTTGAAAGTGGCGTAGCACAAGTTGCAAGAGATCAAATAGTTGGTGCAGCTGGGTTAGATACTCAACAACTAAGCGATCAGGCAGAATTAAAAGCCAAGATTGCATTAGCAGATACGGCTGCAAATGATGCTGCTAATCAAAGATTAGGTACACAAAATGCAACTAATGCTGCTAAAGCACAAGAGTTACAGTATACTATCTTAATTAGCGAACAACAAGCTAAACTTAACCAGTTATCTAAAGATCAAGCATTTTATACAGAAATGGCGGACTCCGCTGCAAAAAGTTTTGCGGCAGGCTTAACAGATGCTGGTAAAGCTATGGGTGATGTAATTAAGTTATTTGCAGAAAGCGCAACAGCTACAGAAAAATACAATATTGAAAGAATGAATGCCGAAAAGGCCGTAGCAGATACAGCAGGTAAATCAGCAGAAGATCAAGCCAGAGATATAAAAAATCTAGGCCAATTAGATGCAAGATACTATACTAGCAGAATTGATAATTTTGCTAGTATTGCAGGAGCTTCAGCAAACTTATTCGATAAAAATAGTGAACAGTATCAAAAGCTACAGGCTTTAGAGAAAATCATTCACTTAGCTAAACTATCATACATGGCTATTGAGCAACTTAGATGGCTTAAAAATTGGGCCATGAGAATGCTCGATTCTAAGAAAGAACTAGTAAGCTCAACTTTAGGTTCTGGATTACAACTAGGCAAAGATGCAATAGGTTTAGGTGGAAAACTTCTTGGCGGTATGGGTGGTAATACAGATCCTGTAGCAGGAGCAGTAAATTATGGCCTAGGTGGAATGGTAAAATCAGGTATGGGCTTACAAGCCCCTGCAAATGCTCTTGCTCCAAGTCTAGGCAGTAGCTTATTAGGCTCTGCTGCACCAGCAGCAGGGGGTGCTGCTGCTGGCGGTGCAGGTGGTATAATGGGTATGTTAGGTGGTGCAGGTGCTGCACTAACAGCAGCACTGCCTTGGGTAGCCGGAGGAATAGCCTTACTGTCATTATTTGGCGGAAAAGATAAACCAAAAGGACCTACTCCAGAAGAACTAGCTTCAGTTAGTGGTACTGGTATGCGTTATAATGCAGCTGGTAAACTAGAGGCTAGTGGAACGGGTGCTTTAGGTGATGCAAGCGCAGCTAATGAAGGCATAGCAAAAAGCATTGACTACTTATCTAAAATTAACTACGAGAACTTACAATTTGATAAAAATAAAAGTTTAGTAGCCTTAGAAGCTATTAGAGATAACACAGAAAACTTTGTAAAATCAATTGGAGCTACTGGTAAAATAGGCGATTTAACTGCAGGTGGAACACAGCTAGGTAAAAGCAGTAGCTTTTTAGGATTTGGTTCAAAATCAACAGAACTAGCAGCTAGTGGCGTAAGAATATCTGGTACTATTGGCGATATTGCCGACGGTCTAGGCGGCTCAGTTAAAAAGTTTGAAGATATTAGAAGAACCAGTAGTTCTTGGTGGGGTCTAAGTAGTAGTACTAGTGTAACTAGAACTGAAAACGACGTATCTGAAGCAGCACGTGGTTTTATTAAAACCACTGTTGGTAACTTTCGTACAGCTATTCAAGAATCTGCATCATCATTTGGTCAAGACGGAGGTTTATTAAAACCAATTATCGATCAACTTGATATTAGTTTTACGGCATATCAAACTGGTGAAACCAGTGCTGATTTTGCCAAAAGAGTTCAAGAAGAATTAGGTAATAAACTAGACACAGCTGTTAAAACAGTATTTCCAGGGATAGAAGGTTTAGCTTCTAAGTTCCAAAACTTTGGTGAAACTTTAGCTGAATTTGCAATGCGAGTTCAGGGTGATGCAGAGCAAATAAAATTTGCTTTCCAAAGTATAGGACAAGGCTATAGTGATAGTAGTACTAGTGGTACTCCTGCTGGTGCTATGGCACAAAGAGAAGCTGAGCAAAGTTTAATATCAGGTTTTGGTGGGGCATCTGAGCTATTTTCCGCTATTGATAAATATGGAAATAGTATGCTTTCAGAAGCCGAAAGATTGGCTCCTGTACGTGACAATGTCAATAAAAAATTAGTTGAGTTATTTCCTGCACTTTCTGCTGGCGGTAAATCACTAATTACTACTCGTGAACAGTTTGATAATCTAAGAAAATCTATAGATCCTTTAGATCCTGCAACTCAGGAAACTTGGATGGCCTTAACTAAATTAGGTCCTGCATTTGCTTCAGTTACTGAAGCTGCTATTAAATTAACAGATATAGAACTAAAGAAAGCTAAACAGGATCAATATAGCGCTATACTAAATCTTAAAGGTGACGACTTAAGCAAAGCAAAAGCTCTGGCTATAACTAGACAGCGCGAACTAGACGGTATGGATGCGTTGTTAAAACCAACTCAGATGTATATCTATGCTTTACAAGACGAAGCAGCTGCAAAAGATAAACTACAAAACTCTTACGATAAAGTAAAGAGTGCTATCGGTGGTACTATAGATAGTCTAAAATCACAAACAAATGCATTACAGGACTATAAGAAAAACTTACAGACAGGTGATAAAAGTAATCTAACTCCTCAAGAAGCATACGCTGTTTCTAAAGGACAGTTAGAATCCACTGCAGCAATGGCTCAAACTGTATTAGGTGATTCAGCATCAAAAGAAGACATAGCTGCTAGAGATAAAGCTGTAGCTAGTTTACCTTCTTTAATGGATCAATTCTTATCACAGTCTAAGACTTCTTTTGCTAGCGGTGACCAATATCAAGCAGATTACTCTTGGGTAAATTCATTATTAGACTCTACAACTGCAACGCTTGAACTACAAGAAACAGATGCACAGAAACAATTAGATGCCTTAAATAACAGTGTAAGTTACTTAACTAATATCGATGATAGTAGCAAAACTACTGCTAACTTAATGGCCGACTTTTTAGCTAACCAAAGCTCTTACGAGGATGCTGCGGCAAGTGTTGCAAGCTTACAAAGCGCAACGTTAGAAGGTATACTAGCATCTTTAACAGATAGAGTATCTTTGCCAGGATTTGCTAAAGGTGGTTTAGCTGGTGCAGGTATGGCTATAGTAGGAGAGCAAGGGCCTGAACTAGTAGATTTTGCCTCACCAGGTAGAGTATATACAGCAGGCCAAACAGCATCCTTCGGAGATAATACTGCACTAGTTGCAGAGTTAAAAGCTTTAAAAGATGAATTAAGTCAGCTACGCTCAGAACAGAAAGAGCAAACTGGCCATATTATTCAAAGTAACTACGATGCTAACAATAGAAATGCACAAGTACTTTCTAGTGTTACAGAAAATGCTATTAAACAACAGACGTGGAAAGAGCGTTCTCAAGTTGTAATAGCTTAAAATTAGCCCCAGCTTGCTGGGGCTTTTTTTGTCCCAAACAAAAATTATGCTTGACTAAATATGCTTAAACGAGTATAATATAGTAGATTGATTTAGGAGCGACTATGGCAGCAAATTATACTCAAGCCTGGCTTGAAGATCCTACAAGTATACGTGGAATACTTGTAGAAGTAACAGTAAAAGATATAGACGGCGTATACGGTACAGCAGGTTCTGAAAATGTAATTTATTTATCTAATATTGGGTATATGACTGGCGATTCACAAACTAGTTACTTACCTTACTTAACAGGCACTCTGCAAACCACAGAGTCAATGTCTCTAGACGGCTCACTAACAATGTCTTTTGGTGACATTCAGATTGCTAACACTAATGGTGAAAGAGATACTTGGTTAGATAATACTAAGTTTATTTGGGCCAATAGACCTATACAGGTTTATGTTGGAGACCCTAGATGGCAGCTAGCAACTATAGCAGATGTGCGTAATACTAGTACTGGCGGATTTCAGAAAATATTTGATGGTATAATTTCAGACATAGATTCTAGTAGTCGCGATGTACTTAATATTAAAGTACGAGATAAACTACAAAGATTAAATGAGCCTTTAACAGATAACAAGCTTGGTACTAATGGTACATGGGGCCAGGGACAAACAAATCAAGACTCAATACGTCCTTTAGTATTTGGCGAAGTTTTTAATATATCTCCAATGCTGGTAGACCCAAGCCAGTTAGAGTATATGTTCCATGATACTAATGTTGGTACAGTTATTAAAAGCACTACTGCTGGTACAAACCTAATAACTTGCACTAGTACTAAAGGATTTGTACCAGATGCAAAAGTAGTATTTACCGGAGTCGTACTTATAGCCAGCCCGGGTTTAACACCTACTACTGCAGTATTTGGCGGACTTGTAGCAAAAACAACATACTTTATAAAAAGTATAGATAGTGATACAACATTTACAGTATCTGCAACTTTTGCAGGTCCTGCAGTTTCCTTAAGCACAGCAGCTGCTACTACTTTATCTACTATGCAAGCAGAGGTACTAGTATCTAGTGCAGAGCTAGTAATAGAAATACGAGATAATGGAGTACCTATTTATACTGATGCAAGTGTTTATACACTTGCAGGAGTAACACGCCCAAATAATGCCGTAATAAATTATCAAGACGGCAAGTTTAAACTAACAAAGCCCCCTAGCGGAGCAATAACTGCTAGCGTACAAGGCTCAAAAAGATCAATAAATTTAACTACAGGTGCTCTAGTAGAAGGAACTTACGTAAATAATATAGCAAATATAATTGCTTTAATAGTTACCCAATATGGGCTAGCCTCTGTAAGATTATCCGGCACTGATATAGATCTTGTTAACTTTGCTAGTTTTGCAACTAATAATACTCAGCCAGTAGGTGTGTCTATAACTGATAGAAGTAATACTTTACAGGTATGTCAAACAATAGCAAATAGTGCTAATGCTAGGTTATTTATTAATCGTATTGGTCAACTGCAACTTTTACAATTAGGTACACCTACAGCAGATGCAAAAGTATATATTACAGATAATGACTTGCTACACCATAGTTTACAAATATCAAGTAAGACCAGCCCCAGAGCGGCTACTAAAGTAGGATATTGTTTAAACTATACACCACAAACTAGTTTAGCAACTACACTTCCAGCAAATCATAATAGAATATATCAAGATAGCTGGTTATCTAATACGGTAGTAGATTCTACAGTACAAACTGATTATAAGTTAGATAGCACACCTACTCAAATAGATACCTCTTTAATAAGAGCTGTAGATTCCTCAGCTTTAGCTAACACACTAAATAATTACTGGAAAGTTCCAAGAATTGTTTATAGTTTTACAGGTACTAGTAAATTACTATCTCTAAAACTAGGTCAAGCTGTAAATATTACACATAATAGATTTGGTTTAACCTCTGGTAAAGATGGTCAAGTAATATCATTAAGCCCTAATTGGGCAACCGGAACAGTTTCAGTAGAGGTAATAATCTAATGTCAGCTTTATTAAACGATAATGACGTAGCGTTACAAGCAGCACCTTACAGAGATAAAACAACTCTTGTAACTGTTACTACTACTGCTACTAATTTTATTACTACAAAAAATGGTGGAACTACTACTCCAACCAGTATTACTTTAACGGCTGTACCTAATATTGTATTTACAGCTGCAGCTACATTTGTTTGGAGCTACGCACTAAATACAGCCCCTACTACTTGGAAGGCTTTCGATGGCGCACTAATAAGTGGTACTACTACATTTGCCGGAGCAGGAACTAGTGCTCCAAAAGTTGGTACTTATACCAATATTGTGCAACTATCAACCAGTGGTACGGGTACAGGAGCAAAATTTGTAATTACAAAATTAAATACTACTACAAGTTATACTGGTGTTAGTGTTACCGTAGTAAATCCTGGAGTTGGTTACAAAGTTGGTGATACAATAACTATATCGGGTGGATTCCTTGGAGGTACTGTAGGCACTAATAATTTAGTATTAACAATAGGAGGTTCTGTTACTTCAGAAACTGGTACTAGTACTAAAGTTATAACCGCCGAAACAGCTAATTCATTAGTAGGAACCACCAAGGCAACATCAATACAATTCAGAGCTGAAGTCAGTGAGAACTTTTTAGATACAGCATATGGATATGCTGTAGTAAGCTATAGCTTAGAACAAGCAAACTCAGATTCAGTAAGTATAGAGCTCACAAGAACTAATGCAGCCGTAAATACTAGTATTAGTGGTGTACCCTCTAATTTCAATAATACTGGCACAACAATTACTGTTATAAGAGCTAATACACAATTAGTATACAGCTCAGGTGGCGGAGACAGTGTTGCAGTATCTGTTCCAAACAGTTTTCACGTTGCTATTGTAACAGATACCGGACTCGATGCTACTGTAGCAAATAGAACAGTTGGGTCTGTTAGTACTACAGCTACCTCTTGGAGTTTAAGTGGTATAACAGCTCTTACAGCTAATTTTGCTACTGTAACATTTTTAATTACTATTTATGATGCGTCTGGTTATAAGTCGCAGTCTACATATAAAACGTTAAGTTTAAATAAGGTAGCAAGTGGTGTAAACGGTGAACCTGCCGTAGTATACTACGTAGAATTAAGTGCCCCTATTATAACAAAGAGTACTTCAAGTAAATTTATAGACGGTACTCATGCTCAAATAAATATAACAGGTAAAAGAACCATAGGTTCCGGAGTTGAAGAAACTTATGGGTACCTTACAGTAACTGGTGACCTGGAAACAGAATCAGCAACTGGAATCTTAGCTACAAATCTTGGATATACTACTAATATACTTAATACTTCACAGAATAGTATATATACAATTAAATTGTATAATATGGCCGATAGAACTGATGCAGCAGCAGTTCTATTAGATACTCAAGTAGTACCAGTGGTATTTAATGGAGCAAACGGTGTAGTAGCTACAATTACTAACGACTCCTCAACAATTCCTGTAACTATTGCAGGTACTCCAATATCCGGAGGATATGCTAACACAGGTACAGCTGTAAGAGTATATGAAGGTTCAGAAGAACTAACCTATGATAGCGTAGGTACTGCTAATGGTACATATACAGTAACAACTTCTGCCTTAAATGTAACTGTAGGAACGATATCTAAAATTTCTGGAACGATTTATGCTACAGCAGGAAATGTTAGTAATATTAATGGAGATACTGCAAGTATAACTTTTAATATAAGCGGCAAGAGTAAGGGTGGAACTGTTTTTACTATAAGTAAAATACAAACAATAGCTAAAGCTTACCCAGGTACTGATGCTCAGCTTTACTACTTAGAACTATCCGCTCCAGTAATTTCTAAAGATGCTCCAAGTGCCTCAGCCGACGGCCCACATAGTACTATTACTATTACTGGTAGACAAACTATTGGTAACGCTTTACCTACTACAACAGGATTTTTAACTTTTGCAGCTACATTAGGTGTAACAGGTTCATCAAGTAATAGTATAGCACTAACAGGTGTAGCCTCACTAGTAGTTAATGCTCCAGTAATATTTTCAGGTACTGGAATACCTTCTGGAATTAATATAGGTACAACGTACTTTGTAAAAACAATAGACACTAATAGTAAAACAATTACTATTTCGGCAACAGCAGGTGGCACAACACTAACTATTGCTAATAGTAGCGGATTAACTTCTGTATTTGTGCAGTCGGAACCCACTACTGCTACCGCTAACTTTATAGTAACCTCTTTAACTAATGATATTGGGGCTATAAGTTTTACAGCCAGAATGTATACAACAGCTAATAAAGCCACTTTATTAGATTCCGCAATATTACCTATAATATTTAAAGGATCTAATGCTGTTACCATGGTGTTAACTAATGATTCATCAGTTGTACCTTGTGATAGTACATCAACACCAATTAGTGGAGCGTTTACTAATACTGGTACTGGAATCAGGGTTTTTGATGGTGTAGATGAGTTAACATATGATGGAGCAGGTACAGCAAATGGTACTTATACAGTTACTGCATCTGGTAGTAGTATTACTCCAGGAGCAATATCATTATCTGGTATAAATGCTGTAGCTTCACAGGCTAGTAATATTATTGCTGCAGTTGCAAGTATAGTATTTACAGTGACTGGCAGAACTAAAAATGGGGCATTAATAAGCCTAAGTAAAAGTCAAAGTATAAGTAAGTCTGTAAATGGGGCTAAAGGTGCGGACGGCACTAATTATAAAACAGCAGTAATTACTGCATTTGGATGGAGTAATAGCTCCACCCCACCCTCCTTAGTTGGAACTTTTAACTATAACTGGGCAGGGGCAGGTAGTTTATCACTAGGTTCAGGTATGAGTACTATATATCCTACAGGATATTATGAAACAGCACCTGCATCTACTGCTAATAACCAGACTTTGCATCAAATAACAGTTAATATAACAGATGTTTCTACTGCCACAGTTACTGCAAATATAGCCTGGAGTACAGCTAAAGCTAATAAACTAGGGTATAGAGAAGACGGCTCCATAGGTTTTACTGGAGATGCTGCTAGAACCTGTTATATTGTTACTACATCAGCTAGTCCTCCAGGTATACCTACAGCAGGGATCGGAGATGTAGTACCCACTTCCCCAGACGGAACTTGGTCATTTGCTTCAACTGGTAGTTTGAGTCCTGGACAGTTTATGTACCAAAGCGATGGTACTTTTAAAGGAAGTACAAACACAACTACATGGAGAGCGCCATATCTAAGTAATCTTAAGGTAGGAAGTTTATCCGCACTTAGTGCTAATCTTGGATATATTACTGCAGGTGCAATAAATATTGGACCAGACAAGTTTACAGTAGATACTAATGGCAATGTTAAAATTAAAGGATCAGGAACTGGTAGACTAGAGATTACTAATGAAGCTGTAAAAGTTTATGATGGTACAGGAGCTTTAAGAGTTCAACTAGGTAATCTCGACGTATAACCAAAAGGATACAATATGGCATATGGATTTACATTTTACAAACCAGCTACACAGGGGTTTGATTCCTCAGTTTTAGCAACGCGTGCGGGAAATCCAAGTCTAGCTGCTCAGATTGATATTGATAGAATTGCCGACAATGCCGGCACGTTAGCAACAAGGCTACAAGTTCTTGAGGCTTTTCAAGGTACTTCAACTGCCCCTATTCTACCCTCAGAAACTTTAATAAGACAGTGGATGATTAGTGGACTAGGATATAAGAGACAGAGTTTTATAGCCACCCAAAACAGCCTTTTTAACTCTGACTCTGCTTATGCCACACAAGTAGCAGCGGATAGATTATTTCAAGAAGAAATGTTATCCCCACTAACATTGAGCCAAACAGATAATCAAAACGGATTTCCATCTCAATCAACTCAAGATACTTTTGGAAATAATAAAACAGTATTTTTATTAGCTATTGATAATGGTAATATAACAGGAGATTTAAGATATTTCTTACCAACTTCAACTGTAAATGCCCTTGTAAGAGACGATAAACTTTATAAGGGAGCTTTATTTGATGGCAGTAGCGATATATTTACCCAAAGTAATCCAGCTCTGTTAAATAATGCAGGTACGGCCTCCTTTTCTTTTGAAGCATGGATATATAGATATGTATCAGGTAGAGAAGATAGTATAATTAGTAGATTGGGTGGGTCAGCAGGATTTACTCAATTAGGGTTTGACCTGTATATTAATACTTCTAATCAATTAGTATGGGCTCAACCACCTTTTGCTACACTTACTAGCTCTACTACTGTACCAGTTAATAGCTGGCAACATATTGCTATATCTTATGATGCAGGCGGTACTGGATTTACTGCAGGAAGAAGAATGTTTATTAATGGTGTTCAGGTAGGAAGTATACTTAATACCATATCAAACTTAAGACTAGAACGATTAACTAGAACTATAACATCTTTTTCTGGAAGTGGTTTCTCACATTTAGGATATTATAATGCGCTATTTGTAACCGATGCAAAAGGTTTTAGCTTATACGACTCAGTAAGTATAGCGGGATATAAGCCAGCGACACAATCTGGTCTAGCAGGAGGTCCCTTTACTATAGGTGGTATAAACTATGATACAAATTTAATAGAGTTAGTGGGGGCAAGTATAGCAAACTTAAATAGTTCAGTAGCGGCAGATGGCAGTCAACCTATTCTAGTACGAAATACACCACCTGCTAGATCAGCCAGCACCAGAGGTGTTATAGCAAGGTCAGTAGACTATCCTAATAGAATATTTATGGATAGAATAGGATTACCTTCAGGAGGTACTGGAACTAGTGGTGTGCAGGATTCATTAAGTGTAGGTACGCAACTTACTTATAGAGTAGGCGAAAAAGTAGTATTTCACGGAGTTAATCGTGGCGGCGCAACCATATCTTTTGACCAAATATATTATATAACAAGCGTAGTAGCTACTACTCCTGCTGCACCTATTGCATTTGGCGGTTATATAACAGTATCTTTACAAAATGTAGGACAGTCCTTAAACGGAGTTGATGCTACTTTTTCATACTTTACTGACAATGGACAGGCTATGCAAATGTTTATGAGTAAAGTAGCTGATAATGTAAGCGGTGGTAGTAATATGCCATTTCTTAATACTTCAATATTAAGTACAAATAGTTCTACTAGAAATAGCTCTACTACAAAATTTTTAGGTTTATTTGGTAGTGCTAGATTTGTACTTAATGCCACACCTTATAGAACTGATAGCTTTACTCCACCAGCTAGTTTAGGCACGTATACTCAAGGCGGTAGTACTAACCTACTAATTAACAGTAATAATGGTATTGTTCCTGTTAATACTGGTCAAGGTTCGTTAAATCTAGGATATACTAACCAAAATAATATTACAATATTCTCTGCTCCAAAATATTTAGGTAGTGTACTATATAATGGATTTTCCAGTTATACAGCAGTAGCTCCAGGAACTAATCCATCTATTTTTCAAATACCTCCAAGTACTAATTGGTGTGCAGAAGCATGGATTAATCCTATTAAGGCTCAGGCTTCTGGTATTATAGGATCTGGAACTACTGCTGCTAATTTCTGGACTATACAAATGCAACCAGATAGATCTATAGTATTTAACTGGGATAATTCTTCTTTTACTGGTTCTGTTACAGCCAGCACTACTACTATGAGTAATGTTAGTAGCTTTACAGGATTAAGTGCTGGGCAGGCATTAGAAGGTCAAGGACTAGTAGCAGGTACAACAATTTCTAGTCTTGATCCTGGAGCAAATACTTTAACACTAAGTATTGCAGCTAACGCAACTGTAAGTGGAGCATCATACTCTTTTCCAGGAGCTATAGTAGGTACACTCAGTTCTGGAAGTACTTTAGTTTCCTTAAAAACTTGGAGTCATGTGGCTGCAAGTCTTAACGGCAATACTCTAAGATTATTTTTAAATGGAACAATTGTAGCTTCTACTACTATTGTCCCTAGATATTTTAAAGCCAATTCTAGTGACTCAAAATATTATGTGGGATTACATGCTGGTGCTTACTTTTATGGGTATATAGCTACCCCTAGACTAGTAGTTGGCAAATCAATTTATACTTCTAATTTTACTGTTAGTACTACAAAGCCAAGAGCAGCTAGAGTAGCAGTATTAAATGCTTATGCCCAAAACAATAAAGCTTTAGTAATACCCGATGAGACAGGCATACAATATTGGATGTGGTATGGTTTTGATAATTATACTACTATACAATTTACTAGTACAGATATAACCTGGAATCAAGTAGATTCCTTTTATCATTCTGGTAATACTAGTGTAACAAAAACTTACCCATTTTGTGTAGGAAAAGAATTTTTAGTTAATCAAACTCTGCTTGGCACCCCCGATGTTAGACAGGCATATTATTCACATACAATCACTACAAATTCTAGCAATGGATCCGTCTCTGTTAGTGGCGGAAATGTAGATGCATATATCACGGTACTAATGAGATGACAACATTTGGATTTTTAGCAACAAACGGTAATAGCCAAGTATTAATATCTAGTAAAACTAAAAATTTACACTTTTTAGGTAAGGCTACATTATACAGCACTCTACAAAGTCACGAGGGCAGAGGCGGAATACGTAGATGGGCCTATAGAATAGATAGTACAGGTACACCAGTACCTTTCTTTAGTGTACCTACTGCAGATAGGTATGCTATAGTTAGAATGACTAAAGTTACTGGAATAACTTGGGAAATAGAAGTAATACGTTCAGGTACTAGTGGGTCTGTGCCTGAAGTTTATGTATTTACTGAAATAACTGGCCAACATAGGCCAACAGGTGCATGGGGTATGCAAGTACTTAATGAAATAGATAGTACACCCGCTTATGACTCTAGACTTAAACCTCTTGTTGTAAGAGGTGGTACTAATGTAACCCCGCCTTATGACCCAATGACAAGCTTACCTACCGGATTAAGCCCGCGTTATTGTAGTACTAATGCAGATGGTTTATTTGTTCCTAATAACTATAGTTCAACAGTAGTATATAATACTAATGTTACTAAACCTATAGTTTGTTATCAATCCGTAGCCCAGACTATGAGACAAGTAGACGTCAACGAATCAAGTGAAAGATGTTGGGGTTTTAAGGTATTTGGTAATTGTGTAGGATTTGAAGGCAAAAAATCTTGGGATAGCCACTATTGGACCTTTTTTAGAGCTGGAGTATCTGCAGAACAAAGTGGGCCACACAGCTATATAAACACAGGCTGGATAAGTGTTGACTACGGATGTAGAAATGAAGAAAAAGAATCAGATTCTTTTATCGGTATTGGCTACGATGACGATAGTTCTGCAGCAGGTAATTGGCCTTTCTCAAACTTAACAATTAACTTAACCTCAGTATCACTGATTGTAAGTGATGGAGTACTATATGATTAAACCCTATACAATAATATCAACAAGACAAGAAGTCTCAGGTACAGGAGTAGATTTTTCCGTAACAGTTAGGACTATGGTAGATGAGCCCGGATTTAAAGATGTAAAGCTGTCAACCAGTAAATCTTTTATATTTGTACCCGAAGGTGAAGATATTGATAATTATTTACACAATTGCTTACTAAATAGCGGATGGATTGCACAATGATAGTTAGCAAAATGGAAAGCCCAGAAGCTACAAGAATAGATTACCAACAGGGTACTAAAAAATTTACTGAAATAGTAGAGAAATTAAAACTCACATACAGTAAATTAGATGCCTCAAACTGGTATTCTGTAAGTGAGCCCGCCTATAACAGCATACTCGAAGATAGTGTAATAACTGCTATAGCTAAAACACATAACCCTTACTTAGATCATTTAGATCCTATACTAGTAAGTCGTAAATATTTACTAAATAAACAATATATATATGAAAAAGTATATGTATTATTAACTAATCAAACATGTGAGTTTGAGTTGCCTGAGGGCTCTAATGCCTTAGCAAAAGGGTATTTAGTAAATATCTATGGGCAACCTGGGGATCAGGATTATTCAAACTATATAGACATATATTTTTCATGCAAGGACCACTCAAAGGTAGAGTCCTGGGCTGGAAAAACTTTAACAGTAGGCAATTATACTAATTACTACTGTATAACTTTTAATGGCGTTACAAAAGAACGATTAAAAGTAAAAAATTATTGGTACGATGAGCAACAAGACTTATCGGACTGGGATGAATTTTGGGTTGCTGAGTGTAAAAAGAGAAAAATTGACCCTTTATCTCAACTATCCTAACATTTACAGAGGAATGAAATGGCAAACAATCTTAGAATAATTTATAATAATATTCTAGATCTATCTACTACTACTATAACAGCATCAAGTACAGCCTCACCAACTGCAACTCCTGTTAGTAACTTAAAGCTAGATTCTAAATCACAAGTATGGAGATCCGCATCTACAGGTACACTTAATCCAGATGGAAGTGGTCTATACATAGTAAGAGCAAATATAGTAGTAAGTTTTGTTGCTAGTACTATTATAGGTGGAGTAGTATTACCATTTTGTAACTTATCTTCTGTTGGAAAGATTAGGGTTCGTGGGTATACAGGAACTGCACCAACTCCTGGAGCAGCTACTAATACTCCTACTCCAGGCATAACTGGTGGAATTGTACACGATAGTACACAAATTTTTGCCGCTCCCTACCAAACATTTGGTTTATGGAATTGGGGTACACTACCTCTAGGTATTAATAGTTACTCTTATGGAGGAGGTACATATGCCAGAGCATGGATGCCTTCACAATTAGCATGCACTAGCTTACTAATCGAAATAGAAGATACTCAAAATATTAATCCTTATATTGAAGTATCAAGAATTGTTGCTGGATCTTATTGGTCTCCGAAGTACAATACTTCTTTTGGATTATCAACTGGAAGTCAGGATTTAAGTCAGCATCAACGTAGTGAATCCGGTGATTTAATTACAAATAGAGGTATACGCTATCGTAATATGCGTTTTGATCTAAACTGGCTACCTCCAGAAGACAGACTAGAATTCACAAGAATACTTAGAGGTAATGGATTACCTAGACCCTTGTTTATAAGTCTATTCCCAGATAACGCCGAAGATTACGAAAAAGAACAAGCACATCAGATTTACGGAAAATTGTCTCAGCTTTCTGACATAACACACCCTATCTTCGAAATGTATAGTACAAGTATTGATATAGAGGAGATCTAAATGGCTACTAATGCTTTTTACGTTGGCCAAAATGATTATTTAAGCACTCTTAATGTTTTATATACAACCGCTGTTACAGGTGGCAGAACCTTATTCAGTGTAGGCCCTAATAATCCTACTACTAGTACTACTGGCGGGATTAGCTACAATAGTACTACAGGTGTATTTACATTTACTCCAGCTACTCCACAAGTACCAAGTATAGTAGGACAAGCAAATAAATATTTGACTACAAATGGGTCTACAATTAGCTGGGCTGCTTTAACACAAACACCTCAAAGTAATTGGACAGCTACTACTGCAGCAACCGGATCAATACTTAATAAACCAACCCTTGCCACTATAGCTACAAGTGGTAAGTATTCAGATCTAACAGAAAAATTAACTGTATCTTCTAACCCTGCAAGTGGTGGTGGTTCCCTAACAATTAGCGGAACTGTTATACAGTTTACACCAGCATTAGTACCTACTTACACAATAGTTACCAGTACTCCTAGTGGAAGTGGTAGCTTAAGTTTAACAGGTTCTACTTTCACCTTTACACCACCAGTTATACCAACAACATTTACTTTACCAACTGCCTCAACAACAGTAACTGGTGCAGTAAAGATAGATGGAACAACTATTAAAATTACAGCTGGAGGAGTAATATCTGGATTCTCTGGTAGTTATACAGATTTAACTGGCCAGCCTACAATTCCAGCCGCGCAAGTACAACCAGATTGGAATGCTGTATCAGGTATGGGCGTTATTTTAAATAAGCCCACAGTTCCTAGCATAACTGGATTAGCCACTTTAGCTAACCCTAATTTCACCGGTATTCCTCTAGCACCTACTGCTGCCGTTGGTACAAATACCACACAAATTGCTACTACAGCGTATGTAAGAGGTGAAATTAATGCGTTAACAGCAACCGCTAGTTCCGCATTAGATACATTAAATGAATTGTCAGCAGCTTTAGGTAATGATCCTAATTTTGCTACTACAATCACAAATCAACTAGCTTTAAAAGCACCATTAGCAAGCCCTTCGTTTACTGGAGCAGTTAACTTTTCTGGTGCTTCTGGAGTAACAGGCATTACCAAGACCATGGTTGGTCTTGGTAACGTTGATAATGAGAGTAAGACTACGATGTTTAGTAGTCCTACATTTACAGGTAATACAACCGTAACTGGACATATATTACCTGATGCAGATGTTACCTATGATTTAGGCTCACCAACAAAGAAATTTAAATCACTATATTTAAGTAATACTACAATTTTCTTAGACGGATTTTCTGTAAGCGTATCTCCAAGTGGCACAATGAGTATTACTGATACTAGTGTGCCAAATGCTGTGCCTGTGGCAATAGCAAGTGTAGCAGCAGTTACAGCTGCAGTAACTACTAGTGTTGGTAATGTTACTAATGAGAGTAAGGCTGTAATGTTTAACAATCCTACATTTACTGGAACAGTAAGTGGGATTTCATCGGCTATGGTTGGCTTAGGTAATGTTACCAATGAGAGTAAGGCTATGATGTTTAGTAGCCCTACCTTTACTGGTACAGTTACGGGTATTACTGCTGCAATGGTAGGTTTAGGTAGCGTTACTAACGAAAGTAAAGCTACTATGTTTGCTAGTCCTGTATTTACAGGAACAGTATCAGGAATTACATCAGCTATGGTTGGTTTAGCTAATGTAGATAATACATCTGACTTAAATAAACCAATATCAAACTCTACTCAAGCTGCTCTTGATAATATTACTACTCAAATTGGTAGTATAGATATTGCAAGCCTATCTAATCTTGTATCCACAAAAGCACCAATAGATAATCCAACTTTCACAGGTACAGTTGGCGGAATTACTGCTACAATGGTTGGTTTAGGTAATGTAGATAATACCGCAGATGCAGATAAACCAGTATCTACAGCAGTAGCCGCAGCTATAGCTGCTGAAACCGCAAGAGCACAAGCAGCAGAAGCTACTTTTATAACTAGTAATAACCCTACTTTTACTGGTACTATAAGCGGTATTACAAAAGCTATGATAGGTTTAGGTAGTGTTGATAATACATCAGACTTAAGCAAACCTATATCAACAGCAACACAATCAGCTATAACTAGCGAAACGCAAAGAGCGTTAGCCGCAGAACTACTACTAGCACCGCTATCTAGCCCAGCATTTACAGGTACTGTAACTGGTATTACAAAAGCTATGGTAGGGCTAGCAAATGTTGACAATACAGCAGATCTAGACAAACCACTATCTACAGCAACGATTACAGCTATAGGCATAGAGACAATTAGAGCTACCGCGGCCGAAGCAGCACTAGCTCCTATAAATAATCCTACATTTACTGGTACAATAGCTGGTATCACAAAGTCAATGATAGATTTAGGTGAGGTAGATAATACTTCAGATGCTAATAAACCTATTTCTACAGCAACACAAGCAGCAATAACTGCAGAAATAACAAGAGCGCAAACAGCCGAAGCATTATTAGCACCCAAAGCTAGTCCAGCATTTACTGGAACAGTAACTGGTGTTACAAAGGCAATGGTAGGGTTATCAAATGTTGATAATACCGCAGACTTAAGCAAACCTATATCTACAGCTGTACAGACAGCAATAAATACAGAAATAAATAGAGCACAAGCTGCCGAAGCTTTATTAGCTCCACAAATAACTACTTATACTAAATCAGAAGTAGATGTTATGTTTAATGAAATTAACCTGCTAACTCCAGGATTAATTGCTAACATTATACAATTAACAGGATATTTAAACGATAATTCTTTATCTATAGCAGATATTGTTACTACTTTAAATACTAAAGCACCTATTGCTAATCCTACTTTTACTGGTACTATAAGCGGTATTACAAAAGCTATGGTAGGATTATCTGATGTTGATAATACTTCAGATGCTAATAAACCTATTTCTACAGCAACACAAGCAGCAATAACCGCAGAAATAACAAGAGCGCAAACAGTAGAGTCTCTACTAGCCCCATTAGCTAACCCAATATTTACTGGAACAGTAACTGGTGTTACAAAAGCTATGGTAGGTTTATCTGATGTTGATAATACTTCAGATTTAAATAAGCCAGTATCTACTGCTACAGCCGCAGCTATTCTTGCTGAAAGAGACAGAGCTTTAGCAGCAGAGTCTAATTTTATAAGTAAGGATAATCCAGTATTTACAGGAATACCAACAGGATTAGATAAAACTACTTTAGGTCTAGGTAATGTAGATAACACTGCTGATATTGATAAACCCGTATCAACAGCCGTATCAAATGCCATAGCTGCTGAAACCGCAAGAGCGCAAGCAGCAGAAGTATTACTGGCTCCTATAGCAACTACTTATACTAAATCAGAAGTAGATGCAAAAATTGTAGAAATAGGAAGTGTACCAACAGGGTTGGTAACTACATTAGCAACTTTAGCTACTAAAGCTTCCCCTACTTTTACAGGAGTTCCTTTAGCCCCTACTGCAAGTATACTAAGCCAAGTACAAGCTATAACCTTAACAGTTAGTGCGGGAATTGCCACAGTAGGTATACTAGAACAGCCAACAGTACCTTATATTGTTGGTGATACGATAACTCTTGCTGAGTTTGCACCGCTACAAACTAGTGGCACAGTAAACAATGTTAACGCTTCCTTTACTGTACTAAGTGCAACTACAACTCAGGTAACTTTTGCATTAACAGGTACTTACACACCAACAGCTCTTGGTTACATAACTGCACCAAATCGCACTAATCAAATAGCCACAGCAGGTTTTGTTAGTGCAAAAATTGACGCTTTAGTAGATGCTGCACCCGGTGCTCTAAATACATTAAATGAACTGGCTGCTGCTCTAGGAGATAATGCTAGTTTTGCTACTTCTGTAACTAACTCAATAGCTGAAAAAGCACCATTAGCAAGTCCAACATTTACAGGTACTGTAACTGGCATTACAAAAACAATGGTTGGATTAGATAATGTAGATAATACTTCAGACGCTAATAAACCAG